AGGAAAATATTCCAAAGAACGAGCTTTGGAAGTTATGGACGAAATTCACAAACATATCAACAGTTTAATAAACAATTCGGCTTATGGCGTTCGTGGTTGGTTTTATCAAATGCCGGAAAACGATGTTATAAAGGAAGATAAAACAGAATGTGGAACGAAATAAAACAAGCATTTGAAAACTTTTTCGGCGTGCAATGTTCGACAAGTTTTAAAGATAGAATTATCGTTGTTGTTACGGTATTTCTAGTTGTTGGATTAGGTTGTGCGATTGGACATGTTATCAAGAAAAAAATAAATAAGGAGTAAATATGCGTGAAATAGAATTTAGGGCTAAAATTTTTAATACAAGCGAGTGGGTTTGTGGGTTTTTAATTCAAGCACTAGATATAGCCAACAAGCCAATAAAAAGTTGTATTATTAAAAATATAAGTAGTGTTAGTTATAATGGCAAAGTAGTTCAAGATTATTTTCAAATCGATTTAAAAACATTAGGGCAATACACGGGACTTAAAGATAAAAACGGAACAAAAATATTTGAGGGCGATATTGTTAAAGCGTGTAGCAAATCAACCAACAGAAGCGATCGATATTGTTTAGTGTTCGACGAAACAAGATTGCATTTTGGATTTAGAGTTGCAAGACATGGTTATTTCTATAACATTGACGAACTTTTAAACGAAGAATTGGGCGACGAAATCGATTTTGAAGTGATCGGCAATATATATGATAATCCGGACTTGCTGGAGGTTGGCGATGTTTAAAAGAATTATCATAAACAACAAAACAAGCGATATGGCAGATACTGTTGTGTTGGCTAAGTTTTATTCACTTATAACAAGACAAGATGTTATGGATAAATTGCACGAAACAGAAAGTGCGCTAATCACTTATACGCATTATATTTGTTTGGCAAGAAAAACAAAAACCGGAACATTAAGTTTTACATTTTTCAACAGAAAAAGGAGTGAAAATGAATAAAACAATCTTAACTTTAATTTTAAACAATCTTAATTGGATCTGTTGTGTTATATGTATCTTGGCACAACCGCATTATAAAACTATATATTGGATTTTCTTTTCAATACAAATCGCATTGCTAATTATCCTTGTTGGCATTCTAGCGTTGTCCATTATAGAAAGCGTCCGCGCGGTTAGAAAGGTGGTGCGCAATGGTAAATAAAGAAGATGTAAAAGCCGGCGATAAACTAATTTATGTTTTAACATTTACGGAACAAAGCGGAATAAAAGACAAGTTAGCATGTGTTGCGCTTGTTGAAGCTGTAAAGCAAATTCAAGATGTGTTCGAATGTAAGTTGGTTGAAGTGTTAAGCGACAATTCGGGCAATGGTCTATATAGATATTTACAAAGAAGCGGGAAAACCGTAAACTGCAGTATGAAATATTTATACAAGGTAGGTGGATAACCATGTCAAAAGAATATCAAGTTACGGAAGAAGATGTTTTGGCGGATCTTGGCTACGACATCGACGACTTCTGTCAAAAACAATGTTTATTGTGCAATAATGATTGGTTTTGTCCTAGCGAATGCACATTTTTAGAAAAAGCACGCAAACGCGGATATGAACGAATTAAAAGTATTTACTTAAAACACAATGGCGACATGAAAAAGGTGCGCCAATACATAAGGAGTTTAAATGGATAAATGCAAATATTGCGGAAGCGAAAATTTATATTTAGAAAATAAAACAAATAGAAACATTATGGAACTTCCACAAGTGGCGTTAAAATGTGCTAATTGTGGCAAGTGGCTGAAATGGTGTCCAAAAGAAGAAAGACAACGATATTTAAAAATTAACAACAACCGTTATCAATATTCTTGGAATGAAGCGGATTGTATCGAGCGCATAATTGACACCAAAGAAAATAAATCTTATGAGGGTTGTGAAAGCGCCATTGCGTTATTAAATAAACAAGATAAACAAATTAAAGAACTTGAAGAAGATGTTAAGTTTAATAAAGAAACGCGAACATTCAAATTTTATTTAGGCAATTATAGGGTGCAAGATACTTTGGTTTCAAACGATATATACGGCTTCATAAAAAAACAAGCGATAAATGAATTGATAGACAACTTGTGGGACATGATACGAAATCGTGGCATATTTGGACAAAATTCAAAAGATATGAACTATCTGCAATTTAAAGATATTTTAGATCAATTCAAATGTGAGGGTTATAATGAAATCAATCTTAATTAGTATTCAACCGCAATGGGTTGAAAAAATTCTTAACGGCGAAAAGACGATCGAAATAAGAAAGACGGTGCCAAAATGCGAATTGCCGTGCAAAGTTTATATTTATTGCACACAAGCAAGATTGCCATACCAAGCGCCAAATTGCGTAAGGGCGGATTATTTATCAAATCCATATCCTCATCGAACACCTAAAAAATATATTTTAGGCGCTAACTATGACGAATGTTTAAATGGTAAAGTTGTGGCAGAATTCACGCTTAACAATGTTGATTTTATTAAAATGCCAGCAAATATAACAAATACGCTTCAAGAAAAATCTTGCGTAAACGGTTATCAGCTAATGAAATATTTAGGCGGGGAGTATTTTAAATCGTTTTACGCTTGGCACATTGACAACCTTAAAATATATGATAAACCAAAGGAATTGCGCGAGTTTAGAAAGGATATGGATTGCGACGACTATCCTTGCAATAAAAATCGTGATTGTAAATATAACTATTACGATACCGGCGAGGGTTGTTGGGCTTGCGGAATTGATTTTGACGGCACTAATTGCATTTATAAACAAATAAAACGACCACCGCAATCGTGGTGTTATGTGGAGGAATTATGAAAAAAGCAATAATTATGGTTTTCTTTTCCGGAAAAGACGAAAAAACCGATCGAGATATTTTTACAAGTGCATATTCATTGGCTATAACAGACCTTTTAAATATGCCAATGAAAATATACTTAACACAAGATAATAAGACCATTTTTGGACACACAATCTTAAAGCCAATAAATAATAAAGCAAAAAAGATTATTAAAATGTTTAAGAAAACAAACAAATATGATCCTACATATCTTGTAAATTCAATAAAGTATGCAAGCGTCAAAAGATATAAGAAGCCAAAAGATATTAAAATCTTAATAGGGAAAAAAATAAACATACTTGGATCTAAATTAACGGCCGGCACAATAAAAGAAAGTGCAGATGTATAAAAGTGCAAGAAGTAAGGCGACGGACATACCACAATCCGTTAAAGACGCGGTCTGGAAGCGCGACGGGCAAAAGTGCATTATATGTAAAAGTCCAAATGCGAAACCAAATGCGCATTACATACCAAGAAGCGCCGGTGGGCTTGGGATTGTTCAAAATACGGTTTCCTTATGTGAACGGTGCCATAGGGAATATGATCAATCAACGGAACGGCCAATGTATAGAAATAGGATAAGACAATATCTTATGCGCAAACATTCAAATTGGAATGAAGAAAGTTTAATATATAAAAAGGAGCATTTATGAAAAAAATTAAAAGAAAAAAACAACATAAAATAAAAACACTTCATCAAATGGAAGTTTATGTTGAAGACATGATCAAAGCAATGGAAATGTATGTCAACAAAATTGCGGAATATACCGCAGACGACATCGACGGAATGAATAACACTATATTCCAAATGAAAGGCGAAATCGAAGATCTAAAAGAAAAGGTGTTCGGCAAACCAAAACCAAAGGAAAAGAAAGCGGAGGCGACTAATGAATAATTGTGTATTATGTGGAAATCTTACAAAAGATGTGGAATTAACATCGACAACAAATGGAACTTCGGTCGGCAGATTTACACTTGCCGTTCAAAGAAGTTATGCAAATGAAAACGGCGAACGCGAAGCGGATTTTATAAACATCGTTGTATGGCGTGGCCAAGCCGAGAATTGCGCAAAGTATTTAAAGAAAGGAAGTAAAGCGTTAGTAACCGGCGAGCTTCACATAAGATCTTATGAAGATAAAGACGGCGTAAAGAAGTATGCAACCGAAATTGTTGCAAATCAAGTTGAATTCGTAGGACAAAAAGCAAGTGGCGACGGCGAAAATCCGCCACCTAGCGCACAACCAAACAATCAACAAGGCAACATTCCGGACGGATTAACACCGGTCGGCGACGATCAAGGATTGCCATTTTAGACATCAAAATACCAATTTTTGATTAAAAGATGTCCACTTATGTCCGGAAATGTCCTAAAATGTCCGGATATGTCCACGAAGTTATGTGCTATAATTATAATGTGGAAGTATAGAAGAAAGATGTATGAAAAGCGCTGGCGTATAATTGCCGGCGTTTTTCGTTATCACACTTCGCCACAATAAAAGATAAAGGAGTTATTATGTTAGCAATTATGATTATCAACATTATAGTTTTAGTGTTAGTGGCCGTTTTATTTGGTTATATTGCTTATTCCGCATTTAGGGACGATAGCAAAGACAAAGAAATCGCGCAATTAGAACACGAACTTGAAGTTGAAAAGATCCGCAACGGTCTTCACGAAGAAGCGTTGGCAGAATACAAAAGAATGTATCCTATCAAAAGCAAATATCGTGTTGGAACAAAAGTGTATGTCGTAGAAGACAAAACACCGGTGGCGGGCATTGTTATCGCAATTCAACAAGATGTCGATTTACAAATAACATATTCAATCCAATATGGAAGTAATAAGACAATAAAAACAGTTGTGCGCGACGAAGACAAAGTATATAAGACACTAGCAAACGCAATCGAAAGCGAAAACCTAGTGTAATCCCTGCATATTTTCCCTTTTAAACATGGACGGCATTTTGTAAAGTTTGTTGTCGTCCATTACGGCGCGGAATAGAGTAACGGTATCTCGACTTAAACATCATAAGTAGATTGCCGGTCCAAATCCGGCTTCCGCAACCATTATAGCGACGCAAGTCGTATTTTTTATTTATTGGAGGTAATATGAAAACAATCAATGTGGCGTATTGCCGACGACAATAGTTGGAGGACATGGCGTTATGGCAAAATACGATTGGGAAAAACTACGACGCGAGTTTCTAACGACAAGTAGTAAATGCACGCTTCAACAATTTGCCATAGATAAAAACATTCCTTACGGATTATTAAGAAATAATGCCAAAGGTTGGATCAAAGAAAAAATGACAAAATCAAGACAGAAAAATGACAAAATCATTGATCAAACCATTGACAAGCAAATTGCACACGAAGTTGACATCAACACGCGTCATTTAAAAATTAGCAACGATTTATTGAACGCGATTGAATTATGCACAACGATTGAAGCGTTAAAGACGATCGAAGTCAAAGACGGCAAACCGTTTAAGCTGAAGTTTCCGTCTATTGGGCGAATAAAGGAATTATCCAATTCGCTTGAAAAGTTACAAAAAATTCAACGCATTGCTACGGGCCAAGACAACGGCAAGGGCGACGAAAACATAATTAAAGATTTCATGGAGGCGGTTATCAATGGACATGAAGAAACTAATTAACCGCTATCGACATGATCCGGTATTATTCGTTGAAGAAGTATTAAAGGCAAAACCGGAGCCGGAACAACGACAAATGCTTACGGCGTTAAACGAAAATAGAATGATCGCAATTAAAGCGGGACACGGTGTCGGCAAGACAACGACGCTTGCGTGGTCTATATTATGGTTTTTATTTACAAGGCCATATCCAAAGATACCATGCACGGCGCCAACAATGCACCAATTACGCGATATTCTATGGGCGGAAATAAGCAAATGGTTAAGTCGAAGTCCGGTATTACAACAATTCTTCGAATGGACCGTTGAACGCGTAGCGCTTAAAGGCCAAGAAGAAAAATGGTTTGCAGTAGCGCGCACCGCCACCAAACCGGACGCAATGCAAGGTTTCCACAGTGAAAGTTTGTTATTTGTGCTAGACGAAGCAAGCGGTATCAATGACGCGATATTTGAGCCAATTCTAGGCGCATTGACCGGCGACGATACAAAGATTATCATTGTCGGCAATCCAACGCGATTGATTGGCTTTTTTCATGACGCATTCACACGAAACCGCGCGCAATTCAAATGTATTACACTAAACGCGGAAAATAGTAGCCGTGTGTCGCAAGAATACATCGACTCCATTATAAGTTTATACGGCAAGGATAGTGATCCATACCGTGTGCGTGTATTGGGCGAATTTCCAAAGGCGCAAGCTGACACATATATTCCGTTGGATCTAGTAGAACGCGCTATCGCCGGATATGACGAACACGACGCGGTGGCGGACGAAGAAGTTAAGGAATTGCATGTCGGCGTCGATGTCGCACGATTTGGCGACGACGAAAGTGTTATTTGGATAACAAAACAATATAAAGCGGGTTTCTATGTTAGCAAGATACATAAAATCATACACCACAACACAACGGTCGAATTAACCGGCGAAACAAAAGCACTTATCCGTATATTAAACAAACGCTTTGAAAACAAATGCGTCAATGTGAATGTTGACGAAACGGGCGTAGGTGCCGGCGTAGTGGACGAATTAGACGCAGATCATGGCGACCTTAATTATTATGTTATACCGCAAACATTCGGTGGCACGGGCGGAACATTAAACGAAGAGCCGATCGAATATAGCAACAATACGGGTTTGATATGGGGTAATATCAAACGATTGCTTATGGCAAATAAGTTATTTATCGAAGACGACGCAGAAACAATAATGCAGTTGACTAATCGTAAATATACCGTCAATGAAGACGGAAAAATCAAATTAGAGCGCAAGCAAGACATAAAGAAGCGCGACGCGTGTTCGCCGGATAGGGCGGACGCATTGGGATTGAGTCTTGCAACAAATATCGCACATTTTAGCGGAATGTTAAATTATTAGGAGGAATAATGTTATACAATTTAGATTGGTTAGAAGAAGCAAAGTATTTTCCACCGGTTAGCGAAATACCGCGATTAAAGGGATACGCGGACAATTCAAATCTTTTCGAAGATCGTCCGTCATTAGTGCTTAAACCTTACGAAGATAGATTAAAAAAGATTATCACAAGTTTAAATGACGATAATTGGTTAAGCGGTTGGTTTAACTATTGTCCAAACTATTGGCAATTATCCACAATTAAGACGGCGGATTTAATGATTGGCGACAAACCAAACATCAAATACGAAAAGAAACAAAACAAAGTGGACGAAGCACTTCAATATACGGATTTCTTCACAAAGCTGAACGAAATGGTATTCGATAACGACTCGTTGGGCGATTGTATCGTTAGACCGTATATCGATAGCAATTCAAGAAGAAACTTTGTTTCGCAAGATCCTAGCATGTGGTTTCCGGTTGTCAATCCGGAAAATATAAAAGAAGTTAAGACAGATGTGTTGGCGTGGATCGTTTGCACACATCAAGACGCTAACAATCCAAGTCGAAACAAATACGAATTGCACGCCAAGATCCAAAATCGCGGGACATTTTCGGTTGAATATCGCAAATATTCGATTAAGCGAATGAAAATCAAGGAATACACAGATCAAATCACGGGCGAAACCTTTTTGAATTATGAAGTGTATATGATTGGCCGTCTTTTGGATACCAAGATCGAAACGGCAACATATTCGCAATTAGTTATCCACATTCCAAGCATAACAACATCACGAAGCGTTTACGGAACATCTAATTATGAAAGGATTACGGCAACGGTGGCGGAAATTGCAATCCGTGAGTCGTTAGCGTCTTTCATATTGGATCAAAATAGTGCGCCAAGATTAAGCGCACCGGATAGCGCATTTGTGCGAAAGGGCGATCGTTGGGTATTAAAGACCGGTGGACGAAACTTTGTTGTTAAGGCGGGCGAGCAAGCGCCGATTTATATCACATGGGACGGAAACCTATCTTCAAACGAAGAAAGAATTAAACAATTAAAAAGTGAATTGTATTCTTTAAGTGAAATGGGAACGGTATTAAACCATGACGACATCAATAGCTCGCAAGGGTATGAAGCGCTAGAAGTTAAAATGATAAATCCAAAACTTAAAGCGCGCCGTATGTGCACACGCTTCGAAGCGCCATTAAAACAACTTATCGCATATCTAATCGACGATAAGGAAACCAAAGAAGAAGACATAAGCATTATATTCAATGACGGTGTTCCGGCAACCGAAAATCAAACGCTAGACATGGCACAAAAGAAGAAAAATCTTGGTGTTTCATTGCGTAGTGTTTTAATCGAATACTTTGGATTAAGCGAAGAAGAAGCGGACGCTGAAGTTGAAAAAGCGCGTCAAGAAAGTGCCGACGCATTCATGGAACAATTTGGCGCCGGAAGAAATGGTTTGTTTGGTGGCGGAAAAGACGACGAAAACGCGTCAAATAACGGCGAAACGGACAAAGACGAAGAAGATGTCAACAAAGACGAAAAAGACGCTAAAAACGATAAAGACAAGGAAGAATAGCGCATGTTAAACGCGGATAGTAAACAATTAGACGCTTTAATGGACGCGTTCAAACAAGCAAACCAAACTGTAAAGACCGTTTTATTAACCACAAGCGCCGGATCCGTGCAAGAACTAAAAGTTAAATTAGACAAGCGACTTGACAAAGTAAGTTTAAGTTTAACACAAGAAGCCAAGAAGTGGGCGGAAAAAGATTTGCCGGACGCTTACAATGAGGGCGTCAAAAAGATTAACGGGCGAAGTGATCGCGGATTACACCAAAGCGAAGATGTTATATTTAATAGTTATATTGAATTGTCTTCAAAGGTCCAATCCGCCACCGAACACGCAAGATCTATTATAAACGACGCTATAAGGCAAGCGGAACGCAACAAATATGGCGCAACCGTTGGAATGGTTAAGGATATAATCCAAGACACACTGCAAAAGGAAAACGCAAGCATGACGGTTAGATATTCAAACGGAACGCAAATGCCGTTAGACGCTTACGCACAGATGTTGGCGCGCACTTCACGCATTGAGTCGTCAAACACCGGATCGTTCGATAGGTGTCGCAAACTAAACATCGATTTAGTGCGTTGCACGACAATGGCCGGTTGTTGTCCTTACTGTAAGAAGTATGAGGGCAAAGTTTATAGCATATCCGGAAATGATAAACGATTTCCGTCGTTATATGATACGGCGCTTCAACGCGGATATAACATCATGCACCCGAATTGTCGTCATGAATTTATTCCATTTGTGGAAGCGTTGCAAACAGAAAGCGAATTGAAGCAAATAATTGATAATAGCAATCATTTTGAAAAGTTAAGCAAGAACGATGTTATATTCAAGCATTATAATCGCAATCAATCACTTATGAAGCAATGGCGCCATGAATACAACGAATTTAATCGCTTTAAAAAGCAATTAGGCGACGACATGCCATATTCTTCGCTTGGTGGATTTAGACGCGGTGCGCGTGCGAATAGCGCGCTATACCGAAAGACCGTGCAACAATATAAGCATGAGCCACAACCAAAGGTGGCGGAAGTTAAACCGCAACCGTTCGATTTTGATAAGTTTATCAACAACGACGAAATATTAAACAAGTTTAAATCCGGAACATACGGCGATTATTGTCGTAGGGAATGGAAGAACGACGAAGTTTTGTTTGATCAATTCAAGCAAAAAGGATATGCCGGCAAACCAAAGGTTGTCAGCGCCGAAAAGTTTGACAATTTAAGCAAAGACGATTACATATTCGTTTATCGTGGAATTCGTGATTATGACGGAATTCCAGCAAAGACCTTGTCAAATCAATTCAAATATGGTAAATTATTTTGCGGGCGTGGTGGATACGGAAACGGAACATACACCGCACTTCGAAAAGATGTTGCTAATTCTTACGGTCAACAAATGCTTGAAATCGCAATTCCAAA